ACAACATTGCCGCCGCCGCCGAAGATGAGCAGCAGCCCGCAGTCGCTACTGCGGCCGACATCATTGCCGATGCAGCTACTGCGGCCAGCATCGTCACCGACGAGCAGATGAACGTCGACGAGCAGATGAACGTCGAGGACGAGCAGCTGCCGCCCAACAACGTCGTTCAGTACGACGACGACGACGAGGCGATCAATCAGCGCTACGAGGAACGGTATGTCCGTATCGACGAAATACTGCGGGAGGAGTGGGAAGCTGAGCTCAAGCACCAGCGTCGGCAGCGAGAGCAGCAAGAGCAGCGTCAGCGTCAACGCGAGCGTCGTCAGCGACAACAACATCAGTTACGTAATCAAATTGAAGTATTGCGAAGGCGTCATGATCAATTTATTATGTTTCAACGTGCCGTTACAAACTATACTTCTAATTTGTTGGATGGCCAGAATGAAATCATGCATGAACTTGTCTCGTACATTCCCAACGATGACACTTATTCGCCGATACAATCTCGCTCCAACAGTCCCGCACCCACGATCATAAGATCCAGGTCTCCTAATCTATTTTCTGAGGACGACGACGACGACAACAACGACAACAACGAAGACGTCGACGAGTATGATAGCATTAACCAAACTATTGCTAACATGTTTAACTCTGCCACTGCCGAGTCCCAGCCTTCTGCCGCCGCCGATGCTGCCGAGTCCCAGCCCGACGCCGACGCCGAGTCCCAGTCCCAGTCGCAGTCGCAGGAGCCCGCTGCTGCCGAGTCTCAGTCGTCCGAGTCTCAGATTGCCGATACTGCTGATACACTTGACGGCGACGACGACGATGTATCTGGTGAGCTCGCCGCGTTAGACAATTCTATTGATGATTCTGACTCTTCACTTCATGGACATGTAGAACTTCAGTCTAATGTCGATTCTGTCATCAGAAAACTAATTGACTTTTTCCAAAAACATCAAGATTGTATTCTAAATCATTATGCTATTAACGATAAATATTATATTCCTATGACCAATGAATTTAACTTTGAGTATTATAACCTCGACATTGCTACCATGCATCAACACTGGCAGACTTTGTTCGAGGTTGGCGATTATGTTAATCGTCCTGACACTTTAACTTCGGCCCGCGAACAATGGGATCTAATTTTCCATCAGTTGCTCGAGAAACACGAGTGTAGCGATGATGATTCTTTAGAGACAATATATAATAAAATCATTAGAGCTACTGTCGATGATCTTGAAGCATACACTTTGTTTTTCAATAATAGATTGTGTAGAGTGTTTGAAGAAGTTAATAAACCGTTCAATCTTAGAAGGATTGTTGTTACAATCACCATCGACAATGTTCGCAAAACCGAGGCAAGGCTCAGGGATTTGTTTAACAGTTCTATCTATTGTTCGTCGTCGTCTTCGCGGCAGCAGCAGCCACAGCCACAGCCGATTGCAAGGCCCGAGCCCGTGTTTGAGCCCGAGAGGCCACAGACTCCTCCTCCGTCTTATGCTGCTGTAATGGCTGCGGCTACTGCTGCTACGACTAGCATTAAGTCTATTCGTCGTCAACGCAGATTGTCTATGCGTCGGCGTCGTGAGCGTAATATTGTAACCACTCAGGATAGCAGCCAAACAAGCTCTCAATCTTATAGTCCCATGTTGTAACTCTGTACTTGTATAATTGTTTATATTGTATAATTGTAATGTGACAATAAATATATCGTGATAATAATTATATTGTATTAATTTTAGCATTAAGTATTGATTGTATTAATTTTAGCATTAAGTATTGATTGTATTAATTTTAATGTTTTGATAAAATAAATGATGTTCTTGTACTATATATGATTTTCATTGACATGGTGTTAGTTACCCTATACACATTAGTTACCCTATACACATATTTGTAAGTTTATTACAAATTTATAAAACACAGACACACCACACACAAAAATGTTTAGGCCGCTGAGATCAGTTAATAGAACATTTCCAACAAACAATACAGCAGCTTTTATTGCTCAAAATAACTCCGTGGTGAGCAACAGTCCCGCCGGCTTTAGAAATATCCTCGACAATCCGCGCACTGTAGACATTGGCAATAATGTGTCCAGACCGGGCTATGCCTTGCCCAATAATCAAATTATCTCTACGGCAGAGATGAACTCTATCATGAGAAACAACGACACCACGGGCATGCGTAGGATCTTCGGCAACAATATCTCTAACGACGATTATAGTGCCTTAAATCGATTGAGACAGACCGACAACGTACCCGATGCCAGCATGCACAGCAGACAGTTGCGGCGAGACGCCGTCAAAAATAACAATCCCTCGACTCGGACTCGCACAGAGGAGGGTATCGAGAATAGTCTTAGACAAAATCCCAGTTTGAACGATTACATGCTGGGACTTAAGAATGCCGGCGCCGGTCTGCTGTTGGGAGCCGGCGCCTATTTGGTGTTTCAGTATGCCTCCTTGGCTAGGGACATTCGAGAAGCGTTGAGGCGAACGGGCGGCAGCTACCATACGACCGGCCTTAACGGCGGCGACGAGGTACGCACGTGCCTCTTGCTGCACAGAACGTGCGTCAAACCCGATCTAATGGATACCGAAGTCCAAGTATGTCGTAATGATCCGCTGATAGCGGACGATAATTTACTCCAGAGTATATGTGACGACTTCGATTACGAAAAAGAGGGTACGGTATGTCGCGCCAGCAACCCCAACGCCTACGAATTTAGTCCCCAATACGTCGATATATCGGAACTGGCCCCCGACCAAATGATTCATTGCATAGAACCGTACAACTTTGGCGATTTAATCGCCGACCTCGGTCTAGACGGGTTACTGGGCGAGAACGGACTGTTCACCAAGTCCTCGAACAAAAGCAAGAGCGTTAGCGACAGTCTATTGCCCGCAATCTTAATGATCGGCGCCATCATTCTCATCGTCGTGGTGGGCTATTTCATCTTCAAGAGTCTGAGTAATAGACAGACGGTCCAATTTCAGCCGATGCCCATGCCCACCGCCGTCCCGATGACCCCGGTGCCCATTCAAGTTCGATAATAATTTTACTTGCGAGAAATAATTGTTACACGACACGCAAACGACGACTGATGGCCTTATACGATAAGAACAATTATGCACGACAATCGTATATAAAAGGACGATCTCGAAAAGTAACTACACTTCATCGTCGACCAACAAACAAGTCACAACGACGATACACACATTTTCGAGAACCAAGTGGTAAGCGTTGTATTTTATTTCATCATACTATTATTTCATCATAGTATATTGAATGTATTTTTTATATGATGACATTGTGTTTTAGAAAATAGTACTGCGCAGTAAAAATGATGAAGAAAACAACAACTACAGTGGTGTCGTCGCCGACGACGACGAAGAAGGTGTCGGCAAAGGTGAACACCAATCGCGACGACGATTCAAAGTTTAAAGATTTGCGCGGTCGTTTTCTCAGCAACCAAAATTACCAGCTGATGAAATACGTTCTTCGATTCGCCACCAACTACGTCCAGGGCACCTATCTCGTCAACGATCTCAAAGAGATGGACTGCGGCGATCTCAAGTACGGCGAAATCGAGCGCAGAACCGTGTGTCAGGGGGGATGCGGTAAAAAATTCAACGGTGGCGGCAAACTATTGTTCTGCGTCATCGACAACGAGGCCGACGACGATGACGAAAACGATGGTAGTGTTGAAAAATTTAGAGTCGTATGTCACGTTTGCTCAAACGACTATTCGTACAAGAGGAGGTACGAGGTGATGCAATTGTTTCCCACCGTCTCGCTAGGCGTCGTGGAACGTTTGTGCGAGGTCGGATTCATAACCAAATACATTTTTCCCATCGATCTCGAGTACACGGTCACCAAGACCAGGACCGAGGTATGCAACTACCACAACTTTTACAAAATGGTAAAGTCCATCATCCGCGAAAAGAAGACCAACGAACACATCACCGAGATACGGTTGAGCACGTACGGCCGCGATCTCTTTATCGAAACCGACGACAACTGCGCCATGAGGAACGGCCTCAACGAGTACAACGAGCACGTTTACGAGCTCGAGTTTCATCCGTCGCCGAGCACCATGCTTCCCTTTGTGCAGACGTATGCCGAGAAAAAACCCCTCACCTACTTCTACACGGTCACGAAGCGCGTCTATCTCAGCTTCTTCGACTATGCCGTATGCTTTCCCATAAAGTGCACAAACTATTGCAAAATGTGCAAACAGGACAAACTCTACTTTAAAATCCATCCCGTGCTCTACTGTAGCAAGTGCGGCTTCACCGATGCCGGCTTCTTCAAGAACGCCCCGTTCCTCGAGACCACCGTCTTTCTCGCCAAGTGCGTCAAAGCCAAAACTCTGCCGCCCACGCGCATCTACTACTACGACATGAACCTCTACAAATCGTACATGAACAAAAAATCATCAGCGTCGTCGTCGACAAAAACGAGCCCTACCAATTCTGCTGCTGCTGCTGTCGGTGGCGGTAAAAAATTATTGTTGCCTTCTGGTGTCAAAAAGGCGGCACTCTTGTTCGGCAACAAAAAGTAAAACTCTATATTCAAAAACTATGGATCTTTATATTAATCTCTTCGAAGAAAATGTATATACTTTACTCGATCTGCATGTTAATCTCTAGTTTTAATATTGTTTTATAATGCTCTACAAATATATTTTATTCTATAATACAATACAATCTAATTTTTATTATTGACCTCGAAACACCCATACACAATCTTGAAACGAATACACACACACATTATTTTTTAGTACTTGATCTTTGCTTTCGTCCACGATCGTCGATGAAAGCAAAGATGGTGTATTAAAAATGAAGACGGAATAAATTATCTTACAATCTTGAAACATACCATCGTTTCGATGAAAATTACATCATTTTCAGCAAAAGCAACTAAAATTTTGCAAGACTCCGTTAACGTTTCTAAATATATTTTTAAAGTTACATCTTTAATGAAATCTACACAAGTTTCAAGATTGTAGAACAAAATTACTTTGATAAATTAAATATAAGTTTCAAGTCTAGTACACAATCTTTGCTTTCATCGAAGATCTTGGACGAAAGCAAAGATTGTGTACCAAATTAATTTGAATAAAAATTTTAGTACTTCATCTTTGATTTCATCGAAGATCTTGGACGAAAGCAAAGATTATGTACCGAATAAAAAATTAAAATTCGAAAAGTCCAGTACATGAATAAAGTTCGGTACACGATCTTTGCTTTCATCGAAGATCTTTGACGAAAGCAAAGATCGTGTACTGAAATTTTAAGTGATGTAATTTCTATTTTTAGCCATGACTTCAACGAACATCGAACCATATTGCTCATTCAATGTGTGACATCATTTGGGATGACATCATTTGGTCATCACTAAAAATAGAATTGACGCAATATCAAATTTTAGTACTTGATCTTCGATTTCGTCCAAGATCTTCGACGAAAGCAAAGATCGTTCATTAGAATTATTTTTTAGTACTTGATCTTTGATTTCGTCCAAGATCTTCGACGAAAGCAAAGATCGTAATACTAACAAAATTTCGAAATTCCGACCAATACTAACAAAATTTCGAAATTCCGACCGGACTGTTGGATTTAATTTCAATACATGATCTTTGATTTCATCGAGAATCTTCACTGAAAGCAAACATCAAGTACTAAATTATTATTGCGCCATAATTTCATCATTCGACGATGATGTCACTCAATAATGATATCACCCGATGATGATATCACTTTTGACCTCGACTTGTTATTTTATTGTATTTAATTATTGCACCATATTATTGCACCATATTTCATCATCCAATGATGATATCATCCAACACTTTGCTGATGTCATGCTATATGATGATATCATGCTGATGATATCATCCGACGTGCAAAGTGTCACGTACGCCAGCGGCGCGGCGCCGCCGCACTATCATGTTTCGTCGAAACGCCAAGGGTAACGATTCGTTCCCCTTGCTGTTTCGAGGACGCGAACCTAATCGGCGGCGACGACGACGATAATTGGACTAATAATTTCAATTTGGACGATTTCGGAATATTGCGCGTCGTGCCATGCGTAAATTAAGTGTACGGACTCGACGATATTATTCTTATAAGCGCGATAAGTTTTGATATAAAAGGACGATCCTGCAAGTGATACCTTCAGTCTTGACCACGACGAGACTAGAGCAACAGCTACACAGCAAAGTAAAAATGCTGTGTTTCAAAGTGATCGTCGTCGTCGTCGTCGCCGTAATGTCTTTGTCTTTCGCCGAGGCTAAAGACGCTAGCGACATTGTGCAAGTGACGCCGCTACCCTCGACTTCTGGTCTGTATTTCCAATACATCAATAGAATGCAATTCGTACAGAACATTTGGCACTTTGTCATCGAAATGGACCACGGCTCTGTGTTCTATCGACTGCAGAGCATTCATCAGCAGGCGCAAAAGTTGCAGCAGAATCTCATCTCGCTGCGGCAAAACTATACGAGCGCCTTTGACGACTGCGCCAACGTCAAGTACCTCAAACTCGAAATCGACCACATGCTCACCACCGTCATACCGAATCTGGCGCAGCAGCACAATCTGCTCGACCAAAAAGTGCCCCTTACGCCGTCCAACGCCACGTTGGAGAAGGCCAAGCTATCTTCGTCGGCGAAAAGGCGCTCGAAACGCGGCCTCTTCAATTTCATGGGGCACGTGGACAAGTATCTGTTCGGCATCATGGACAGCGACGACGCCCACGAGCTGCACATGCTCGCCAACACGACGAACAGTTTAAACTCTCAAGTCAAGCAGCTGAACGACGAACTCATCGTTTTGGCCGACTACGTGGACCACGAGTTTCACGCCAGCCGTATGCGCGACGCGGACAAACAGTGCAGGTACATTATCGAAAACTATAACATTCTGTGCAAGCAGCTCGACGAAGTGGCCACGCTATACAATAAACTCGACCTCGCCGTCGACAATGCCAAACTCAATCATCTCAACTCGTTTGTGGTGTCGCCCGAACGCCTGCTCAACGAAATGAACAACGTGAGCGGCCACCTCGCGGGCCTCTCGTGGCCCGTGCCCCTCACCGAGAAGGCGATGCACGTCCTCATCGACAATGTCATCAACGTGCACGTGTTCGTGACGGCCGAACGCAAATTGTTGTTTATCATCGAAGTGCCATTGGTCAGCAGCGAAGCGTTCGACGTGTTTCACAGCATACCGCTGCCGTATTGCGACAAGTCGCACAAATGCGCCATCATGCTGCCCGACAGCAAGTATCTCGGCGTTTCGCTCGACCGCCGGAACTATGTCCGATTGGACGACACGACCTCGTGCCGCATGAGCGACAGGGTCATGTTGTGCTTTAGGCCCCAAATCATTTACGACGTGAACCAGGCGAAGCTGTGCGACGTCCGCATCTTTATGAAGAACGACAAGGACATTGACTATAATCGAGATTGCGATGTCCGAATCGGTAGGTTCGAGAGCGAGCTCTTCTACGCCACCTCGGACTATAACAATTGGCTGTACGTTCTTCAGAACGACATCGATCTGAACATTCAATGCATACCCTCTTCGACGATACCCGACGCTTTCGGCATCGCACCCATAGTGTTACGCGCCGGCGTCGGCATAATCCACGCTACCGGCAATGATAATTGTAAATTGACCACGAAAAAGTCTCGACTGACGGTGCACGATCTGTACAACAACCTCAACACCGTCATCGAGATGCCCATAGGTCTGTCGTTCAACTTTACCGTCGCTTTGCGCGATATCGACAAAATTTCCGTCGACGATATGAAAATTAACAACGATCTCGAACACACGAATCTCCACGAACTCACCAGCCGCCTATACGATTTGCGAAAACGTATCAACAATAACACCGTCTTTTCGGGCAGCCAGATCGTCGACGATGGCAGCGACATATTCGCCGGCATGTCTTCGTGGTTTTCGAGCATCGGTATTAATTTTCATTACGTGAAGATCGTGGTGATCTGGATAGTGATGGCATTGTTGACGCTGGCCGCTGTTAAAATTTACCGCACTTGCTGTAGCGGCGCGTGCAGCACTCTGTGCGGCGGCAACAATTTTAGGATGTGTCGCAAAGGCAGCGAGCACACGGTCGTGAGACGCGACGACAGGGACATGTACTATCAGACCACTCTGCCAAAGTATAAACGCCGCAAAAAACACGTCGACTCTATCTACGACATGGAAATGGAACCAATGTAACTGAAATTGTATATGATTTGATTATAATACTATGGGCTATGGTAGTATAGAGTAGTAAAAAAATATGTGTGTTTTCTAATCAAAATTTTATTATATTGTTGTGTTATGTTTTAATAAATAATAATTTGCACTATAATCTTGTCGTTTCACTTGATTTCATCAACATTGACTAAATTTTACACTATACATTTAATTAACATTGACTAACACGTCTCTACGAAGAAGACTCCAACAAGGTGTCGATTTTGTTGTTTATCACGTCAATCTTTTTGCTATTGATGAGTATGAGATCGACGGAATGTTTGGTCATGTTGTGCAGTTTCGATAGATTCGACATTACGCTCTCGTGATACTCCGTCATGACGTTGGTGAGGTTTTCAAAGTTCGACTGTATGGTTTCGTAGATCAATAGTAAAAGTTTCTTGACGATTGCAATCTCGTTGCTCATGCTGTTTGCATACCACAGGTATGTCACGAGCACCACTAGAGTTGCGGCGTAGTAGTTCATTGCGTATAGGTTATACACACTTTACCTCTTACTTTTATTTTTTACGACCCACAATGTCTTTGATGGACTTGAAACCGTCGAGCATGGTGTCGTTGCTGAAGGCAATCTTGTTGGTCAGGTCCGCCTGCATGCTCTTGATGTTGTCGAGGGCGGTCGAAATGCTGCTGTAGAGAGAAGCGTGCTCGCTCCGTATAATGTCTCTCAACAGTTCCACGTTGTCGGTGCTATTGCTTTTGCCGCCGCCGCCGCCGCC